CCTTGTTTAGATTGTGCCAAGTTGGTTTACCAATCTGGTATCAATAGTGTTTATTATAGAGACACATATAAAAATGATGATGGTTTAAAATTTTTAGAAAAATGTAATATTAAGGTTGAAAAATATGAGTGATGTATTCAGAGATGTGGAAACATTTATGGTCGCAGCAGGCCAAACCACAAAAGAAGATAATGCAGAACAATCTCTTTTGTATCGTAGGTTAATCAATGAAGAATACCATGAATTCATTGATGCTGTTAGCAAGAATGATGATGTTGAAACTATTGATGCCTGTTTTGATACCATTTGGGTAATCATTGGGTACATGAAATCCCGTGGATGGGATTGTACAGGTGCTTGGGACGAAGGTGCTCTAAGTAACCTAAAGAAGATTGACAAGGAAACTAAAACTGTCCTGAAACGGGCAGACGGCAAGGTTCTTAAGCCTGCCGATTGGAAGAAACCAGATTTTACCAAGTTTGCCAAGTAAAGCCTTGCAATTGTTAGTATATTGTGTTATAATTATTTTATCGTATTTAAATGAGGATGTATATGAATCTACGTGAATTGGCAAAGAAGTTAGTTGTTGAGCATAAGTTGCCACATGCAGACAGGTATGAACTGTTCCTGCGTGACTTTGACAACATGGTCGAAGTTGTTGGTTGGATGCAAGATCCAACTATCAATGTTCGGGAATTTCAGAATCGGGAAATGCTGATTCCGAAACGATGGGTTACCATCGGTGTGTTAGATGGTAACATGAGGGTTAAAGGATGATTAAGCTTTTAACTTTTAAAACTAATCACTCAATCATGGGTGATGTTACAGAAACACCTATCACGTTTACTATTTCTAAACCTGTTCAGGTTATCATGCAACCAACTAAAGATGGTGCATCAATGGGATTTGTACCCTATGTTCAATTCTGTGAAGAATGGAAAACAGGCATTACATTTAAGAAAGAGGATATTCTTTTTGAAAGTACACCTGTATTAGAATTGACAAATCAATATAATGATATGTTCGGTTCTGGCATACAGATTGCCACATCCATTCCAAAACTATGATATAATGTGTGAATGTCTAAAAATTATTACACCAATGTTGCGGCAGTAGGCAACAATATTTTTTATCGAGGTGTAAAAGACGGTCGGCGCATTAAGCTTAAAATTGCTTATGAGCCGACTTTGTTTTTGCGCTCGAATAAAACAACAACCTTCAAGTCACTTGAGGGTGTTTATCTTGAGCCAATGAAATTCGAATCGATGCGTGAGGCTCGAGACTTTGTTAAGCGGTACGATGAAGTACAAGGTTTTGAAGTCTATGGCAATTCTAGTTATCAATATGCCTTCATTGCAGATGAACAAAAAGGCATGGTCGAATGGTCAATGGAAGAATTGTCAATTGCAGTTATTGATATTGAAGTTGGCTCTGAGAATGGTTTTCCCGACCCATATCTTGCTAACGAAGCGATTACTGCTATTGCTGTTCGTCAGTTGAATGGCGGCACTACAGTCTATGGTTGTGGTGAGTACAAGAATGATGATGAGACTGTTACATATCATAAGTGCCGTGATGAGTATGATTTGTGTAAGAAGTTTTTATCTGACTGGAATACAAACCCACCAGATGTAATCTCTGGTTGGAATATTAAGTTCTTTGATATTCCATATTTGGTTAATCGTTTCACAAAACTATTTGGTGAAGATGAAACACGCAAGTTATCTCCTTGGGGTCTAATCAATAGTCGTAAGGCTGTGGTTAATAACCGAGAGTTAACTGCATATGAGTTTGTTGGCATTTCCACACTTGATTACATTGAACTATACAGATGGTATGCGCCAGGTGGTAAATCACAAGAGTCATATCGCCTTGATAATATTGCTCAAGTAGAACTTGGTGAAGGTAAGATTTCTTATGATGAATTCGAAAACTTGCACCAATTGTATCGTTTGAATTACCAAAAGTTTATTGAGTACAACATTAAAGACGTTGACTTGATTTTAAAACTTGAGAACAAGTTGAAGTTGATTGAACTTGGTCTGACCTTGGCCTATGATACAAAGACCAACTATGAAGATATCTTTGCACAAACTAGAATGTGGGATGCTCTAATTTACAACTATCTGTTGGACAAAAACATTGTTGTGCCACCGAAAGTTACTAAGAGTAAATCAGAAGCGTTTGAAGGTGCCTATGTTAAAGACCCACAAACAGGTATGCATCCATGGATCGCATCGTTTGACTTGAACAGTTTGTATCCGCATTTGATGATGCAATACAACATCTCACCTGAGACATTGGTTCAACCAACCGATTACACCGATGAGATGCGTAACATCATTATGAATACGGTCTCTGTAGATAAACTTCTAACTAAAGAAGTTAACTTAGATAAACTTGAAGGCGCAACCATTACACCAAATGGCCAATTCTTCCGTACTGACAAACAAGGCTTTCTGCCTAAGATGTTGGAAGAAATGTACATTGACCGTTCCAAGTTTAAGAAGATGATGATTCAGGCTAAGAAAGATTATGAAGTTGAGACTGATTCATTCAAAAGAAAAGAATTAAAGAATAAGATTGCTCGTTATGATAACCTGCAATTGGCAAAGAAAGTTTCTCTCAATAGTGCTTACGGTGCCCTTGGTTCTCAGTATTTTAGATTTTACGATTTACGTATGGCCTTGGGTGTTACTACTGCTGGTCAATTATCAATCCGTTGGATTGAACACAAGATTAACCAGTATATGAATGGCTTATTGAAAACAAATAATGATTATGTTATCGCCTCAGACACGGACTCGATATATCTCAAACTTGGTCCACTTGTTGATAAAATGTATAAAGACACGACAGATGTTAATAAAGTTATCGCCTTCATGGACAAAGTCTGTGAAGATAAGATTCAACCTTTTATTGACAAAAGCTATCAAGAACTTGCTACGTATGTCCATGCGTATGACCAAAAAATGCAAATGAAGCGTGAAGGTCTTTCTAACAAGGGAATCTGGACTGCCAAGAAGCGTTATATTCTAAACGTGTATAACAACGAAGGTGTGCAGTACAAAGAACCTCAGATGAAAGTTATGGGTCTGGAAATGGTTAAATCTTCCACACCATCGGCAATCCGTGAGAAGATGAGACAGTCTATCAAGCTGATGATTAATGGTACAGAAGATGACATTCATACCTTTATTGATGAGTTTAGAAAAGCATTCAAGGCAATGCCACCTGAAGAAGTATCATTTCCCCGTGGAATGAATGGTTTGAAGGAGTATTCTGATGCAGCTACTCTATATAAAAAGGGAACACCGATTCATGTGAAGGGCGCTATTCTGTATAATGCCAAACTCAAGCAATTGAAACTAGATAAGAAGTACCCATTGATTCAAGAAGGCGAAAAGATTAAATTCTCCTATCTGAAACAACCAAACCCTATGAAAGATATGGTCATTTCATATCCAAATAGATTGCCACCTGAATTTGGTTTGCAAGAGTATATTGATTACGATTTACAATTTGAGAAGGCATTTCTTGAGCCAATCAAAGTGATTTTAGACCAGATTGGTTGGTCTACAGAGAAAACAAATTCTCTCGAAAGTTTTTTTAACTAAGGAAATATTATGAGTCTACTAGACAAAATCAAAAAGAATTCGACTATTAAAGATAGTGCCATTCTTGCTAATTCAAAGTTCTTTAACGCAAAGGACATGATTACAACCGATGTGCCAATGGTCAATGTTGCACTATCTGGTAATTTAGATGGTGGCCTAACACCAGGTCTTACGATGTGGGCAGGTCCATCAAAACACTTTAAGACTGCTTTCTCTTTATTGATGGCCAAGTCCTACATGGACAAGTATTCTGAATCTGTATTGTTGTTTTATGATTCTGAGTTTGGTACTCCACAAGCATACTTTGATACCTTTGGTATTGATACAGAAAGAGTTATTCATACTCCGTTGACTGATATTGAACAGTTGAAGTTTGATATTATGAAACAACTTGAAGGCATTGACCGTGGCGACCGAGTGATGATTATCATTGACTCAATCGGTAATTTGGCTTCAAAGAAAGAAGTTGAAGATGCACTTGAAGGCAAGTCTGTTGCTGATATGAGTCGTGCAAAACAAGTTAAGAGTTTGTTCCGTATGGTAACACCACACTTGAACTTGAAAGATATTCCAATGGTTGTTGTGAATCACACATACAAAGAGATTGGTATGTTTCCTAAAGATATTGTTGGTGGTGGTACAGGTTCATATTACTCAGCTGATAACATTTTTATCCTTGGTCGCCAACAAGAAAAAGAAGGCACCGAAATTGTCGGTTACAATTTTATTATCAACGTAGAAAAATCCCGTTATGTTAAAGAAAAATCTAAAATACCCGTTAATGTATCTTTTAATGGTGGCATTAATAAGTGGTCTGGTCTACTTGACATTGCTCTTGAATCCGGACATGTGGTTAAACCAACCAATGGTTGGTATGCCAAAGTAAACCAAGATACTGGTGAAGTTGGTGATAAGAAACGATACAATGATACTCAAACAGCTGAATTCTGGAATGATATTCTTTCTACAGATTCATTTAAAACTTTTGTGAGAAAGAAATATGAAATCACTTATGGCAGCATTATGGGAAAAGATCCAGTTTTGGAAACCGAAGATGAAGAAGTTTGAAGAAGATAAAGATTTTAAATTTGTTGACTTTAAAAACTCTGATATCACTGGCATAGGCATTCTTGCTGGTGATTTCAAAGGCGTCCTTTACCATTATACTGGTGCAAGGGTCAAACATGATACAGGTTTGCCAGTATTGGAATTCGGTTATACTATCGTTGATGCAGGCAAACACGACATAGACCTCTTGCAAAAAGATGAGGAATTTCATACAATGATAGGTGACATACTCACCGAGTTAATTATTAACAACCGATATAATGAAACGATTAGAACAAACAATCCTGAAGAACCTGATTTACAATGAGGACTTCACACG